AAGCTCACGCTCCGCATCAACAGCCCGGGCGGTGATGTATTCGACGGCATCGCCATCTACAACGCCCTGACGCGCCACAAGGCTGAGGTGACGGCCTACATCGATGGCATCGCGGCGTCAGCGGCGAGCTTCATTGCGATGGCCGGCGACAAGGTCTACATGTCGCCCCACAGTCAGATGATGATCCATGAGGCGTCCGGCCTCGTCATGGGACCCGCCTCCGAGATGCTGAAGATGGCTGAAATCCTCAACAAGACCAGCGACAACATCGCGGCTATCTACGCCGAGCGGGCTGGCGGCACGGTGGAGGACTGGCGGGAGAGGATGTGCGACGAGACGTGGCTGTCCGACCGCGAAGCCGTCGAGCTGGGGCTTGCCGACGGCATCGACGGGATGGAGGGCCTTCCCCCGAAGGCGAAGCCCGCCGCTGGTCCGCGCAACGCCGAGTGGGACACCCAGTACATCAACGACCTGCCCGACGCTGCCTTCGCCGTCATCCTTTCGGGCGGAGAGAAGGACGACGAGGGCAAGACAGTGCCCCGCCAGCTCCGCAAGCTCCCTCATCACAACTCGTCCGGCGCCGTCGACGAGGCCCACCTCCGCAATGCCCTCTCGCGTGAGCCGCAGACGGACATGCCGGAGGCCGACCACGCTCACGCAAAGATGCACCTAGACGGCCATATGGCCGGCGAGCATCACTCAATGGCCACCGCGCCCGCGGTCATCGACTACAGCAAGTTGTTCGACCAGATCGTTGAAGAGGCCGAAGACTTAGTCTTCGCCACCGAATAGGGAGGTCAACATGGTAACAAAGGTGAAGGACGACAAACTCGTCATCCCGGAGAGCAGCGAGGAACTCACCGAGCTGCTGGCCGACGAGAAGCGGGCGGGTGAGGTCTTCGGCGACGCGGAGAGGCGCGCGGAATTCCTCCAGAAGTACGTGAAGGCCGTCAACAAGGTGCGGCCTGATATCCAGCGCATGATCGATGAGGGCGTCCAGAACGGCCTGCGCGCCTTCATGATCGAGAACGGTGTCAAGCGACCGGACCTATCGGAGAACATCAAGGCGGGGCCCAGCACCCCGATCAGGGGCGCGACCTACAACCGGAGAGCTGTCGGTGCCGCCCTGGACAAGGAGTTCGAGGACACCGCCGACTTCATGACCTCGATCTGGTATCAGAACCAGGCGGGGCAGGACCGCTGGCGGAAGATTCGCAACGACTACTCCAGCATCGACCCGGCTGGCGGCGGCTTCCTTGTGCCGGAGGTCCTGCGAGCGGAGATCCTGCGCGTCGCCCTGGAGACGGCCGTTGTGCGGCCGAGGGCCCGTATCATCCCGATGGACTCCTCGCGGGTTCCGTTCCCCGCCATCGACGCGACTTCGAACGCTTCCAGCATCTTCGGGGGCATCACTGCCAACTGGACGGAGGAAGGCGGGGCGCTGACGGAATCGGAGGCCCGGTTCGGCCGCGTCGTGCTCCAGGCCGCCAAGTTGGCGGCTACGTGCGACGTGCCGAATGAGCTGCTGCAGGACTCGATGATCTCCTTCGCGGCCTTCATCGACGACATTCTGCCGCAGGCCATCGCCTGGTATGAAGACACTGCCTTCATGACCGGCAACGGCGTCGGACAGCCTCTAGGGGTCCTGAACAGCGCCGCCCTGGTCACGGTGGCAAAGGAGACGGGCCAGACGGCCGACACGATCGTCTGGGAGAACATCGTCAAGCTCTACTCCCGGATGCTGCCGTCGTCCCTGGGCCGCGCGGTCTGGGTAGCGAACCTAGACACCTTCCCCGAGCTCGCCACCATGAGCCTGAGCGTCGGCACCGGCGGCTCGGCCATCTGGCTGAACAATGGCGTTCAGGGACCGCCGATGACCATCCTAGGCCGGCCGGTGATCTTCACCGAAAAGGTCCCGACCCTGGGCGGCGCCGGCAGCGGCAAGGACATCTCATTCCTGGACTTCGGCTACTACCTCATCGGCGACCGTATGCAGATGAGGGCCGAGTCCTCGATGCACGCCAAGTTTACTACCGACATGACGACCTACCGGATCATCGAGCGGGTGGACGGCCGCGGCTGGCTCATGTCGGCCATCACGCCGCAGAACAGCTCGCTGACCCTGAGCCCGTTCGTGACCCTGGCCGAGAGGGGCTAGTAAGCACAGCCGGGGCAGGCAATAAACCCCCTGCCCCGGCCATTCGTCCCAGGGCATTCACACCCCCTGGGGAGAGGCGAAAGGACAAAGGAACATGGGACGAGGACTTGGACTTGGCAGGCTCTATGACATCGGCTGCGCCCTGGCCCCGGTGGACCTGGCGACGGCCGGCGCCACGGGCAAGCGCATCAGCATGGAGGACTGCGGCGGAATCGACATCGTGCTCATCTATGGTGCGGGCACCGACGGCGACGACCCGGTACCGTCTCTCCAGCAGCACACGGCCTATACCGGCGGCACGACCGCCGACCTGACCACCATCGCCACCATCTACCGGAAGGCCGAGACGCTGCTCGACAACGACGAGAGCTGGGTCAAGACCACACAGACGGCGGCGGCCCTCATGACAGCCGTGGCCGACGATGCCCAGAAGCAGAAGATCTACGTCATCTCCGTTGAGGCCGATCAGCTCACGGATGGCTACACACACATCTCCGTGAACCAGGCCGACCTCAGCAACAACGCGCAGCTCGCGGCCTTCATCTACCTGAAGCGCGACCTGAAGGTTCAGAGGACGCCGGCGAACCTGCCGAACCTGCTGCGCCCGGGGGCGGCCAACGTCTAGGAGGTAAACGCAGATGGCTGACATCGAGGGCGCAAGGGCTGAGGTGCAGAAGGTCGTATCGCTCCTGGTCAATCGTTTTGGCCACGAGCACGAGGTCTTCGCGCACCTCAGCCTGGCCCTCGACCATCTGAGGGAGACACCTCCGAAGCCCGGCGTAGTCAAACTGCCGGTGGCCGTCGCTGAAGCGCAATCCGTAGAGGCGGCGGCCATCGCCCAGGTAGAAGAAGTGCTCACTGAAGAGTCTGAAGCACAGCCCGCCGCGCGGCCGCCCACGAATGCAGCGCCTCGGCATCGGCGTTAAGGAGAGATAGACCATGACCACAATGATTCAGGGAGACCAACTGGCGACGATCCGGCTGGGCCGGCACGTTGCCAAGGCCGCCGTCGCTATCACGGGCATTTCAACGAAGTCCCTGTTCACGGTTAGCGGCGGTCGTGTCCTCGTCTTGGCCTTGTATGGCGAGGTGACGGTCGGCCTTCAGGCCCAGGCCAACGCCGCCAAGTTCATCTCCACGCCGACGACGGGCACCGCCGTCGACCTCTGTACCGCAACGGAGACAAACGGAAAGGAAATCGGCGCCCTCCTGGGCATCACGGGTCTTGACAGCGACGCCCTGGACGTGAACAACGCCGGGCATGTGCCAGGCATGGAGAGGGGCGTAATTGTCCCCATCGGCACGATTGGTTTCAATACGGCGGCCAGCAGCACCGGCTCGATCAAGTTCGATCTCTGGTATGTGCCGCTGGACACCGGCGCCACTGTTGAGGCTGCCTAAGAGCTCGACGTGAGCAACGCCGAACTCTTGGCGATGCTGAAGGATGAGCGAGCCATCGCGGCCGAGGAACGGCGTAAGCCGCCGTTGGCGTGCCCATACGACGGCTCTCCCCTGGAGTTCCGCGATGGCGTCTACCATTGTCCCTTCGGCGATTACACGACCAGAAGAACGACCCGTGAGGACCCGTGAACGCTGAGGACATAGATGTCGAATGCCACGCGGTGGTACATAAGCCGTGAAGCTACCAAAGCCGCTGTCGGCCTGGCCGGGGCTGATCTCGATTCGCTTATCGACTCCTATATCGAGGCTGCGTCTGAGGACATTGAAGCGTTCCTGGGGCGCCGCTTCATCCCGGAAACGGCGACCAAACTCTTCCGCTGGCCGCCCCGGGTCGGGGGAGGCTACGTCCTCCAGCTAGACGATCTGGATCTCATTGCCGTCACCACGTTGAAGGCGGCGGCGCAGGACGCCTCGCCGATCACCATCGTTGCCGCCGACTACTTCCTAGAGCCAGTCAACTCCGGTCCGCCCTACACGCGCATCGAGATCGATCTCTCGTCTGTCGCCGCTTTCGAGTCTGGCGACACGCCTCAGCGATCGATATCTGTTGCTGGGCGCTGGGGCTACGGGGAAGACACGAAGGCAGCGGGGGCGCTGGCCGAGGCCGACGATGGCGCCGAGACGGCGCTGGATGTGACCGACAGCTCACTCATCGGCGTGGGCGACACCATCCTCATCGGCGCCGAAGCCCTGTTCGTGTCGGCGAAGGCCCTGCTGGATACGACGGCGAACACCGCCGGCGCCCTCATTGCTGGCAAGGCCGAGACAACGGTGCCCGTCAACACCGGGACGCTGGTGAAGCAGGGCGAGATCATCACGATCGACTCCGAGCGGATGCTCGTGGAGAGCATCAGCGGCAACAACCTTACCGTTCAACGGGCTTACGACGGTTCCGTGTTGGCGACCCACGCGAATCCCAGCGATGTGTATGCCCCCCGGACGCTGGCCGTGGTCAGGGCCGTGAACGGCACGACCGTCGCGGCCCACGACACGGCGACGGCCATCTCGAAGTATGCACCGCCGGCCGATATCGCTGAGTACTGTCGGGCGGTGGCGAGCGCCCATCATCAGCAGGGGCGGTCGGGCTGGACTGGTGTGATTGGCAGCGAGGGCGGCGCCATCGAGACCAAGATGTTCGGCCTCTGGTCTATGAAGCAGGCGCTCAAAGAAAAGTACGGGCGCGTTAGTTTGTAGAGGGGCGGCAGGGGGTCACGACGTGACACAGATCCAGGTCAGCGTAACGCTGAAGGGGCCGCTCTTCAGCAAGAAGATCGACCAGGTCGTGAAGGCAGCCATGATTGAGGAAACGCTGGAGAAGATCGGGCAGCGCATGGAACGCGGCGGCAAGGGCCTGGGGGCGAAGCGGAACATCATCAGCCGGCAGACGGCGGCCCTGGAGATGGGGGTTCAGTCGACGCGGCACTTCCCCCGGACCAGGGGCACGGCCTGGACGCAGAAAAACGTGGCTATCGTGAAGGCGATGGCGCCGCGCGTGCTGCGGAAGGCGGCCCTGAGGATCGCCGGTGAGTTGTCATGACCGATACTGTTCGCCTCCGACCGGACTTGGCAGCCTTGCTCCCAGACAATATCGCAGGCTTGATTTCGGCGCAGGATGTTCGGGATTTCCTGGTCAGTAGCATGGCCTCTTACGTTCCCTATCACTGGGTTCGACCAACCTGCCCAGTTGATACTACAACGAGCCCCAACGGTTTGACTCCTGTTGCCCTCAGCTCGACGGTCATACGGGTGGGGCTGTTCGAGGTTCATTATGCTTTCCAGGCGACCAAGTGGGGTTATTGGATTGCTACGCCAGGCACTTCGCAGGTCCGCCTTGGCCTGTACCAGCTGACGGCGCAATACACGCTTAGCTTGCTCGCGCAGGGGTTTGGGGTTACGGCGGACGTGGACTTTGGGAGCCTGACACAGAATGTATTGCTGGGGCCAGGTATCTACGCAATAGCCGTCGCTGACGACGGGGCGGGCACACATCCGTCCCTCATGTTCTACAACACCGGGACACTTGACTGGTACAACACGCCCATCGGGGTAACGTGGGACTGGCATCCTAGCGAGGAGACGAAGACATATGCAGGTGGTGCATTCCCTGACACGCTCTTGACCTACCAAATGAATCCCGTACCGGATTGCACACTGTACATGAAGTTCATGACCTTCTAGGGGCAGGATGGGCAGTTTTGATACAGGCTTTAGCGATGCGTTCGACGCGGAAAGTGAGCTGGAGCTGATGGCGTACATCACGGCTGCCCTCAGGCTCCTAGAATCCTTCCTAGCGTCCAGCGGGCGCTTCAGTGGCGGTGTGACCATCGGCCAGCCCACGGCCCCGCCGGAGACGCCGGCCGCAGCGATCTTCTTAGCGAGGGGAAGTGCGAGCCTACTTACGACCACTACCTTTCAGCGCGAGCGCGAGGTGACGATGCGTGTCTACATGGACACCTCTATAGAACCGATCGACGAGGCCGAGATCGCACTGGATGAGATGGTCTACGACACAGAGCAGGACCTCAGAGAAGACCTCGGTCTCAGCGCCACGGGCTGGATTGTGCTGGGGCCCATCAATGAAGAGTACGGTTACGTGGAGGTGGGCGGGCGGAACTTCCGCACCGTGGACATCACGTTGCCGCTGA